ACGTTACTACTAATATATTCAGAAGAGCGACCATATTTCATTTCATTTCTCATATCTTCAAGGAACATACCAAGATACTCTGGTTTAAGAACAAAAATCAATCTTTTTTCATCATTCTCTCTCACTTCATAGTCGTAGTTGCTTATAGAAACAACTGGATTTAAATCTGCTGTTGGTGTTGAAGGATTTGGAATCTTGAAGTCTTGGTCAACAATTTTTCCTTTAGGTAAAATGAGTCTTCCTAAAGAATCTTTTACCTCAGTAGTCTCATAGAAACGAACATCATTCAATTTAGTTCCATACTTATTTTCGGCATACTTATAAAGTTCTGTATCGGATAATGGCCACTGATCTCTGACATTAATGATGTTGGCAGTCATCATAACAACCCAATCAAGACCAGGATCTCCATAGAGTTGCTCTGCGATGGTATCAGGTCTTTCTCCTTGCCCTATTTGATACTTGTTAAATATAGTTACCGCACTTTGAAGATCATCACGTAACTTGGTTCTTCTGAATAGGTTTTTTACCAAAACATAATCATTTGAAGAGTTTCTATCTTTTGATTGTGACTGATAGAATATGTTTGGTAGTTCTCTGAAATAACTCATTTTAGTATCCTACTGAGTAATCATCACCAAGTTCATCATAATCTTCTCTATAAATTGGGTTGAGTTCTTTGAATAGTACCTCAACCTTGATGTGGGTTGGTGTCCCATCATAGAATGTTGAATATGTATTTGAACCCGTATAGTTCACAGACATATTAGTCAGTGCCATGGGTAAAAACTTATTCAGGAACGGATGAGATCCATCACCCTTCATGTAAGTTAGTTGGAAGATATGTGGGGCAGAGATGAATACTCCTTCAGCACCACCTTTACTAGGAAGCATAGACTCTTTCAATAGTCTAATAATTCTTTTAACTTCAACACCCTCATCCCTATTTCTTGGGAAAAATTCAAAAGTAAACGGGAACACTCTGAGGTTGACACCGTTGAAGAGAAGTTCTAAGTTTGGTTGGAAAACTTGTCCTGTTGCTCTAGAAACAAGTTGATTAGCAGTTACATTTCCACCAAGATTTCCGATTGCTGCTCCAGATATTGCTGCCAAAACAGCATTTTGTATTTGGGGGTTTCCTGCAGCAGCTTTAGCATCTAATCCAATCTGATTGAATATTTGTTTTACAGCATCAACTCCTCCACCAATACCTCCTTGACCAAACTCCTTAATTATAGTACCAGTTGCTGCTAGTCCATACGCTTCAATTGGATTTAGTTTACCATCTGTCCAGTCAATCGCACTAATGTCTGATAGTTGTTGTGGAATTGGTAATACGATTTGTCCTAATGGTTCTTTTAAGCTTTGTCTATTTGATCTTGTTCCTGTTCTTTTTGCTACTTCTCTCAACCCACTTGTGCCAAATTTGATGTCTAGTTCACCTGTTTCTTCACCTTTATCATTTTTTCTTTTCGTAACATCCGTTACTAATCCAGTAAGAGGACTATCACTACCGAGTTGAAAAGGAGCTTTATACTTGGCAATCTGCAGTCTCAAATAATCCACGTCGCTTTCAATGCGACGATCTTTTGGATATCTCAAACTTGTGTAATTACTTTTACTTTTGATATCTCTCATTAGATACTTTAATTATTTGTCAGATAGTAAGCGGTTGGAAGTCTCAAGGCATCACTTACTTCCGAGGGATAAATTTCGTAAAGACTGCTTGCAATTTCTGGATAAGTGTATTTTCTCATCATCCTCCAGTGTAAACTAAAAGCGGTGAACCCTTCAGTTCCTACACTGGATACAAGCACCAACGGATGCTGATCATAACGAATACCAGGAGTCTTTGCGTTATATATGTATGTGTAGTATTTATCAGGTTGAGGCATACCTTCAACAGGGTCTAATGCAGTGATGAGTGCCTGCATTATATCAGTTGGATGCATTCTTCTATTTCTTCTACCTAGACTGTCAACAACTCCACGAATTCTATTGACATTTTCATCAGTATCTGTCGGTCTATCTTCTTCTTCACGGATGTCCTTCCTGACACCATCATCATAGACATTAGAACCTACTTCAATATCTGGATCATTACTGGAAGTTACTTCACCAGTCTCATAGACGTAGAAATACTTTTTACCAAGTCGTCCACCAGATTTGATGTTCCTTGCCATTACTTGATACCTAGTTCTTTTTCAGTGAAGACCTTGAAGATATATCCTCTGTCTTTACACCACTCTGATGCTGCTTCCCACTTTGCTTGGTTCTTGGCATATTCATATGCCTCACGAAGATATCCTTTTGTTTGTTTTTTAGGTTTTGATGGTGGAGAACACTGTCTCTTGGGTTTGATTTCAATAATCATCTTCTTGATTCTTCCTGTAGATTCTTTTACCTTGATGTAAAAGTCTGGGAAGTAACGATGCACTCTTCCATCAACAGGTGATCTGTAGGGTAAAACTATTTCTTCACTGCCCCACTCAAGAATATTTTCATTCAAATCACAGTAAACCATGAACTTGCGCTCCCAGAGGGAACGGTATACAATGTTTGTAGGGTCTCCCTTATACTTTCTAGGATACGACGGTGAATATTTACCCTTATATGCCATCTAAATAATAATAACAGAATCATATTAGGTATTTAGAGTGGTAAGACCTCGCAGAATATCAGACTTCAAACCAACCTTCACCAATCTTGCACAGACTTCTCACTATCAAGTGTTTTTTGCTGGTCTGCCCCTCATGCTCAGACAGCATCTTAGAGTAAGAGGTCTTAACAGTAGATTTGTTTCGGAGACTGCTGGATTGCTCTGTAATAGTGCGCTGCTTCCTGGCAGTAGACTTGCCACGGCAGATATTGTTGGCAACCGCATGGGTGTTTCAGAGAAGATGGCACACTCAAGAATCTTCACTCAAATTCAACTTGAGTTCTATGTGGATAATGAGTATAAAACTTTGAAGTTCCTTGAGCACTGGATGGAATTCATTGCTAATGGATCAACATCTAGATTAAATCGTCAATCAAGTAAAGATTATTATGTAAGAATGGAGTATCCTGATACCTATAAATGTGATGAAACTAAAATTATCAAATTTGACAGAGATTATAATGAAGAGTTAGAATATAAATTCATTGGTCTATTTCCGATTGATTTAACATCTACTCCAGTCAGATATGAACAGTCTGAAGTCTTGAAAGCGACTGTTACCTTTAGCTTTGATAGGTATCTTATGGGTAAATACGATAGTTTCTCGGTGGCGAGAGGTAGAGAGGGTAACAAGACTGGAAATGAAATAGAATATAATGGTCTAGACAATTTCTTCCAAGATACAAGGGATAGTGTGATTAAAGAGGAGAATCAAGATGGATCTAGTTTTATGAACGCAGAAGAATTTTTAAAGTGGAGAGGTCTCGATACAAGAACAGATTCTTTACCAAACTCAACTAGAGGATTGAGCTAATAAATAAAAATACTGAATAACATATTATGCCTTTACCAAGAATTTCTACCCCAACATATGAGTTGGTTTTGCCATCAACGGGGAAAAAAATTAAGTATAGACCTTTTCTAGTTCGTGAAGAAAAGGTTCTAATTATCGCCATGGAAAGTGAGGATGAACGTCAGATTGCTTCTGCAGTCAAAGACGTAATCAAGAATTGTATCTTGACTCGTGGAGTCAAGGTTGATGATCTTGCTACATTTGATATTGAATATCTTTTCCTCAACATCAGAGGTAAGTCTGTTGGTGAGGATGTTGAAGTTCTCGTCACTTGTCCTGATGATGGAAAGACTCAAGTTCCGACTGTAATCAACCTTGATGATATCAAAGTTCAGAAAGGTGAGGGACACTCTCGTGATATTGTTTTAGATAGTGATCTCACACTTAGAATGAAATATCCATCAATGAGTGAGTTTGTCAAAAACAACTTTAGTGGTGAAGAGATTACAGTAGAAGGAACGTTTAACTTGATCTCTTCTTGTGTTGAACAGGTTTTTAATGAAGAGGAATCTTGGTCTGCTGCTGACTGCACTCCTAAAGAGATGAATGAATTTCTTGAGCAGTTAAGTTCAAAGCAATTCAAAGAAATTGAAAAGTTCTTTGAAACAATGCCTAAGTTATCACATACAGTAAAGGTCAAGAATCCTAATACTGATGTAGATAATGAAATCCTTCTGGAGGGACTAAACGCTTTTTTCGCGTGAGTATGGCTCATGAGGACCTTGAGTCATACTTCAAAACAAATTTTGCCTTGATTCAGCATCATAAATACTCATTAACAGAGATTGAAAACATGATACCGTGGGAAAGAGAAGTCTATCTCACATTCTTACAGCAATACATTGAAGAAGAAAATCTTAAAGCACAACAATCTAACTTAAATGGCTGAGATTTCGTCGCCAATACTAGGAATGAGAGTTAGGAGGAATATGATTCCTGCTAACGCAATCATGGGTCGTCCTGAACAACCAGTACAAGACCCTGAAACTGTAGCGGCGTTAAGAAGAAATCAAATGGCACTTCAAGGTGTCAACCTATCTCTCGCTAATGTCACCAACCAGATAGCAGGTTTAAATAATTCTTTTCAGGCAATATCTGCTCAGATTGAGCAGTCAAGAATACTAGAGCAAGCACAACAAAGACAGAAAGATAATCAAGAAAGAATATTAGCATCGCAGAGAATACGCGAAGGGAAAGAAGGATTAATTGAAAAAAGAATACAGTCTGCTCTTGCCGCACCATTACAAAAGATAGGTGGTAAAGCACAAAGGTCTCTGTTCAATCTTGGTAGATTCTTCCAAATCTTAATAGGTGGTGCTTTAGGTGCTCGTATATTAAAAGTAGTTGGTGATTTATCTTCTGAGGGTAAATTTTCTCTTGGAAATTTATTTGACAGAATAAAAAAAGACCTTGCGATAGTAACAGCAATATTCATAGGTCTTAATGGTGGATTTGTACTAGCATTAAGAACATTAGGTGCTTTAACTGCTAGGTTAGGTGGTTTTGCTCTCAGAAACTTCCTACTTAGACCTATTCAAGCTGCGTTTACTCTTGCTGGTGGCATTTTATCAGGTATCGTAAATAAAATTCGCGGTCTTCCACAAGTTCCTGGGACCACACCTGGAGGAAGACCTACATCTGGCGGAAGACCTAATCCACCTAGCGGTCAGCAAACCACTACACCTGGTGGAAGACCCACTTCACCCACTCCACCGACTAGAGGTAATATTGGTACAAGACTATTGCGTGGATTGACTGGTGGTGCAGGTATTGCTGGTCTGAATTTTCTTTTTGGAGCACCTCTAGATCAATCACTTTTAGCTGGAGGTGGTGCGACTTTAGGTGGTAAAATTGGATTTGGACTTGGAATGCTTACTGGTCCAGCATCTCCCATAATGGCTCCATTACTTGGACTTGCTGGTGGTTTTGGAGGATCCTTTTTACTTCCAGAATTATATCGCCAATCGGGGATACAAGTTCCTGGTGGAGATACCACACTTAGTGACTTGGTTGGTGGTGATCTCAGTACCTTAATTAGTGGGGCAACAAAGAGTGAAGCAGACTTAAAGCGGGATGAGCAGAGGGTGAATAATTTGATTGTTAATGCTGGTGGTGGTCAAGGACAAGTTGAAGAAACTTCAACTTCTGGAGGATCTGGAACTGGTAACAACATAGTATTCATTCCTAGCACCAATTCTGACAACCCTTATATGATGCATTCATATATCCAGTATAATGTTGGAGGTATCGGAATCTAATGGCATACGCATATGGTTCGGGTAGAAGTCTTAGTGGTATAAGAGATTCCATTTCTGGATTGCAGAAGAGTATTGCTGCAACTACAAAGTCTGCGTCATCAATCTTTAGGACTTTGAGAGACAGTAATCTTCAAAAAAAGAAAGGAATCTCAAGCGATTCAAAATTCTTTAAAATGAGAAGGGACTCTGTTAGAAAAAAAGAACGAGAGGATCTCCTTGAAGCATCGTCCACAAGTAGAATGACTATTGCTTCAAGACCCTCCAATAGTATTGTTAGGAGCACAAAGGGATTCCTTGGCAGAATCATGGATTTTGTTGGTACTCTTCTTGTTGGATGGGCAGTTGTAAATCTACCAAAAATTATTAAAACAATAGAGGATTTTTCGGGAAGACTGCAAGAATATTCGGGAGTAATTAGGGATTTCTTTGGTGGAACAATTGATTTATTCACTGCTTTTGGTGAAGGTATAGGTGGAATATTCACTAGTATTACCAATCTCAATTTTGAAACATTTAAAACTTCTATTGAGAACTCCACGGCAAAAATGAATGATGCCTTCAAAAGAATGGTCCTTTCTACAGAAAGAGGAATTCAAATGTTGGCACAGGACTCTCAAGGTCTTCTTCAGCAGATGAATATTGATTTGAAAGATTTTGATATTTCAAAATTATTTGGAGAAGAAAGTCCCTCAAATCAAGTAAATTTTGAAAATAATAACAACACCACATATCCTGTTAATAGTAAAGGACAACCAATTACTGATCCACCAACTACAGGACCTGTAGATACTGGATATAAAGATTATAAAGGTAGACCAATTAAATTATCTGCTGCTGCCGCTGAGGCATTCAAAGCTATGGCAGAGGCAGCAGAAGCAGATGGTATTGCTAATCTTGGTTCATATATTACAAGTTCTTTGAGAGATCCACAAAAGAATGCTGGTGTTGGTGGTGTTGAGGGATCTAATCATCTTACAGGAAATGCTTTTGATATTAATATGATGAATCCTGGTCCTGGTGACGAATGGATTCGTGCTAACGGTTCTAAATTTGGATTCATATACAATACATATTCTCCAGATTCAACACACTTTGATTTTGATTCTTCAAAGTATCAAAAACCTCCTACGAGTCAGTCTGATAATATCACACCCCCTAAAGAACTTGATCCTCCTGGGAGAGGAAATTTATTTCAAAGATTCAATCGCAATTTTCAAACTCGTAGCAGTATCATTAGTCAACCACAAACACAAACTGTGGCAACAAATAATATTATTATTAATGGTGCACCACAACCAGCTCAAAGATCTACTCCTATGAATCAAGGAGCGTCTTCTATTGCTTCCTTCCCAACTTCTAGGTTAAATAGTGGTATGGAAACATTTTTTAGGATGCAAGAACATACCTTATCAGCGTAATGGCAGGAAAAGCAGTAGAAACATCTTCATATCAAGTTTTCACGATTGAATCTTCATTCAATCCTGATAAGACTATTGATATTAGTCAAGGTGTAATTAGTTTTAATTACTACGAAGATTTGTTTTCCCCAACGAGAACTGCCAAGTTAACTATAGTTGATGGTGGTAACGTAGTGGTTGCGGATAATAGTAAAGATGGGAAAGCAGAATCAATTTACAGTGGTCTTCCACTCAGAGGTGGGGAAAGAGTGGCGATAAAAATTCAACCTTTTGGTAGACCAATAGGCAGTGGTGGTAATCCAGCATTAGATTTCAATAGTGCTGAAACATACTTTTATGTTTCAAAGATAACCTCTGGAGTCAAGCAGGGTAACAGAGAAATGATTACCTTAGATTTAGTTTCAAGAGAATCTATCGCAAATGAAATTTCAAGAGTTCATGAAAAATTTCCTAGAAGTTTGCCTATTCAAACGTCTGTAGGTCTTATAGTAAAGGATAAACTTGGGTCTAAAGTTATTGATTCTGATGATTCCTCTAATCAGTATGGTTTCATGGGGAATATGAAGAAACCTTTTAATATATTGGTTTGGTTGGCATCAAAAGCAGTGGATAAAAATAAAGAAGCAGGATATTTTTTCTATCAAACACAGAAGGGATTCAAATTCAAATCAGTATCATCATTAATTCAGCAGGGAATTGCTTCACCAAAATCAGAATATAGTTACAAACCTGCTGCTCCAGGACCTTTAGAATATACGGATGATTTAATACTTGGATATAGCATTACGCTTAATCATGACTTGATTTCAAAATTAAGAAGAGGCATGTATTCTTCTTTCTTTGTAGAATTCAATCCTGCTACTGGTGGATTTTCCAGTGTTTCAAAAGGTCTTTATAGTATCCAAGAAAAAGAACCAAGAGTAAAGTTGGGTGAAGATTTTAAGATACCTCAAATCCTTGGTTCTCCAAAATTGACAAATTTGCCTAGTAGAATCATTTCCATGGTCGGTGATGTTGGGACCATGGAAAAGGATGCTTATGTACCACAGACAGATTCTAATCTCCCGGTAGTGAATGCAAATGGTTTTGATAATCAGAGGCAATCTATTATGAGATATAACCTTTTGTTTATGCAGACGTTAGATATTCAAGTTCCGGTCAATACAAATCTTGAAGTTGGTGATGTTATTAAGTGTAACTTTCCTAAAACCTCTTCGGAAAGTAAAGAATTTGATCCTGAATTGAGTGGTCTATATATGATTAAAGAGTTGTGTCATCACTTTGACAATGAGCAATCCACAACCTCAATGAAATTGATTAGAGATACTCACGGTTCACCAAAAAGATCAAGCTAATGGATGATTTTTCTTTTAATACTAATTTTTTAGGCAGAGATGGTTTTACCTGGTGGATAGGGCAGATTGCTCCTTATAAGGATGCTGATGACAATCCCCTGAACTCCATGATTGATAGTAGTGAGAGTTGGGGTGCACCAAGATATAAAGTTCGCATTATGGGGTATCATCCCTATACTACAGCAGAACTTGGAGATGAAGACCTTCCTTGGGCGTTAGTTATGCGTCCTCCAGGAACTGGAACTGGTTCTGCTGGCATGTCAAAGACAATTCATTTCAACCAGGGAGATACTGTAATTGGTTTTTTCCTTGACAATGAGAATGCCCAGCAACCAATTATTATGGGTGCTTTGGGTAATTCTAAGTATGCTGCTAAAAATGGTGAAAAACTTCCCTTTGGAAATTTCACTGGATATAATGAGGATATGAAACCACCTTCGGCAAAGGTGAGAACGCAATCAGAATCGTCAGATATTCAAGAACAACCATCTCCACAAAGTAACGATACAACTAAAACTGATGCTCCAGTAATATCATCCGCTGATGGAATTAAAATTACAAATCCTTGTGGCGGTAATGACAGTCCTAAAGATGCTAAGGGTAGTCAACATCTTACAGACATAAGAAATGCTGTTGAGCAATTTAGTGACTCTGTTAAGAGAATAAAAGCTGACTTTGATGAGGGTTCTGAATTTGTAAAAGACTGGATCAAGCAAGAAATTAAAGTTAGAAAAGAACAAATAGTTGGGCAAGCATCTGGTTTTGTCAATGGTATGATTGTTGACTTTGCTGAGCAGGTAATTCCTTTGATGAAAAAGGGACTTGAAATGCTATATCAAAAAGTATTTAATTTAGTGTTTGCTGCTACAAGAGTATATTCTATTGCTAGAGCAGCAGGTCTTGCCGCACAACAAGTTATGGCAGTTCCAATCAAATTTCTGCAAGATCAATTACCTTGTATTGTCAATTCAATTTTAGGTAAGATTGGGAACACTGTAGAGAGTGTTCTTAGTTCAATTGTTGACAATGTTGATAATTTTGTTCAGTGTGTAGCGGATCAAACGGTAGGAGTTCTTGTTAATGATGTTATTGGTCAGGCGGCAGATGGATTAAGTAGTGCCCTTGGTGGTCTTAATAAAATTATGCAGTTTATCAACGCTTTTGGTAGTCCAGGAGAATTTGTTGAGAACTTGATGAGAAACACTATTGGTGGTCTTCTGGGTCTGATTGGTGTTGCTGGTTGTAATGATCAAAAAGAGAAAGATGCAATGGGTCCATGTAAATCTATTTTGGGTGTTGGACCAGCATTCAATGATCCAACTGATTTAAGGGGAATTATTGATAATGCAAATATTGCCAAGGTAGCTACAAATGTTGCTAATGTTGCAGGACTTGATCTTGAAGGTGTTCAAGATGTTGCTGAAGGTGTTAGGGGTGTGGTTGGTGCCTTTGATATATTCAATCCAGACTCTAAGAAACCAGGATTTGTCAGTGATATAGGTGGATGTTATACTGGTCCACCACAAATCTGTAGACCACCAATTATTAGAATATTTGGTGGTGGAGGAGATGGTGCTGCTGCCGCTCCACTCTTCGGATTTCCAGACTTTGAAACTGGAACAGCAAGCATTATTGATGTTCAAATAACAAATCCCGGAAATGGATACACGTATCCACCATTTGTTCAAATTGTTGACAGTTGTAATCAAGGATATGGTGCTATCGCTAGGGCAACAGTAAAGGATGGAAGAGTAGATAGAATTTATTTGTCTTCTATTGGTGAAAATTATCCTGTTCAAGAAGTATTACCATTAACTGTGGGTAGGGTTGATATCGTTAATCCAGGTTCTGGTTATGAAGATGGTGATATTGTATCTGATAATCTTGGAAATGTATACAGTGCAAATATTGTTAATGGATTAATTACTAAGGTTATTCCTAGAACTACCGTAGAAACAACTGAACTGCCAATAATTACTGTTACCAGTGTAAATGGTAGTGGTGCTATTCTCATTCCTAAACTTGGACTGAGAGGATTGGGAGGACCAGTTGAGGAGGTTATTGATTGTATTGGTGTTGATAATATTGTTGGATATGTTGATAATCAACCATATAGGGGTCCAACTCATATCCATGAGGGAAGACTAATGACTGGCGCAACGCATTCGGAGAGATCACAATATATCACTGAAGAGCGTAAACAAATTGTTGGATATGTGAATGGTATTCCTTATACTGGACCATCCCATATTTCTGAAGGAGGATCCGGCGGCGGAGGCGGAAGACTGATGACAGGATTAGCACCTTCTCCAAATTCCCAAGTCATTTACGAAAGTAAATCTGAAAGTGAGAGGTTATCAGGAGTCGCACCAGATAATAATTTCAAACCAGTATACAAAGGGGATCAAGTTGGATATGTTGATGGCGAACCTTATGAAGGTGAATTCCACATTGATCAAACAACTGGTAAGAAGATGACAGGAGAGCCAGATTCAGAGGATAGCAAAGTTATTGATGATGATCAAGTTGGATTTGTAAATGGTGAACCTTTCTATGGAGATTTCCATTATCACAATGGATATCCAATGACAGGTGAATATCATAGTGGTAGTGGTGAATATATTCACAGAACAAGTTCAAGTAGTATTAGTAATCAGTATCCAGAAAGATTTTGGGTTTATTATCCACCAGAATACTATAGACGATACACATATAAACGTAAACCAACACAATATATCCAACCTGGAGCATTACAAAGAACACCGGGGCGTTACAGACCTCCCACAAATCCTCCAATATTTCAAACTTACTCGTTTGAAGGCATAGATGGAAACTTCCTTGGTGCCACACCACAGTTTGTGCCTGGTAGTGGATATGATCCACTCCCCCCTGATGGAAATGGTCTTCAAGGACCTTCTGATTACGGAAGCGGGTTACCTGAGGGTGTCACATGTGGTTTATCGGCATGTGTTGATGCAAATGGAAATATTGTTGATTTTAATGATACCAATTATGACCTTGGTCCCGACCCTGGCGCAGATGACCTTGATCTTGATGGAAGTGGCGGCGGCGGTGGCGGCGACGATGATGATTATCTGGGACTAGACTTCTATGATGACGAAGGTAATTTTGATCTTGGTTCTCAAGATTATGCATAAAATATCAATTTCCCTATTGGTTACTAAATAATAATAGGTTAATAAGTCATAGATTGTACCATATAAGATGGCAAAACCAAAAGTATTCACACAATCATTTGCCGAACTTTACGGTCCAAAATTTGGCATTTATGTCAATGACCAACAGATGGGAATTGACGGTAGACAGGTATATCAACTTTATGGCGTAACAGACCAGGACCTTAAGTCGTCAATAAGATTTAGTGAGTCTGGTGCTCTTAAAATTCATAGTGATAAGAGCATTGAAATCGCTGCTGGTGAATATAATGAAGATAAAGGCGTTGATATTAACATCCAAGCAAGAAGAGGAAACGTTAATATCAAGGCAGACAGAAACGGTAATGTAAGTATATCTGGTGCTAATATCATTGTTCATGCTTCTAAAAATCTTGATTTAGAAGCTGGTAAAAGAATTCGTTTGATATCGAATGATATTCAAATAAGAGCAAACTATCATTCTGTGAGATCTCTTAGTGGAAATGCAACTCCACTCTTGGAACAATTCATTGGTAGAATTTACACGGGAACACAAATAGGAACTGATTTCTTAAGTGGTGAAGTAGGAATTGATGGTTCATTCGCTGGTAGTGTTATCGGTGGTGCTGTCGGCGGTCCTGTTGGTGGTTTTGTAGGTAAGGCAATAGGCGGTCTCTTCTCATGAGCGATCAAGTTTTTAACAACCAATCAACATTTACTCAGAAAGTTGAGTTTCTAAAAGACGTTTATGTCTATGGAAAACTTTACTATGATTTTATTGATTTTGAGAATCTTACTATCACGAAACAGGCAGATATTTCTAATCTGTATGTTTCTGGTCTTTCAACCTTTGCTGGTGCCTCAGTATTTCAAAGCACTGTTTCTATAGCATCTACTGCGACACTTTCAAATGTTAATGTTACTGGGTTACTTGATGTAAATCACATTGATGTTGGAATTGCGACAGTTCGCGAAAGATTTGAACTCACTACTGATACTGGCACACAATATCTTGTAGGTCATGCTTCAGGTCCTCGCGCTGGCAGTGTAGGTATAGGTAGTACACTACCCGATAGGGATCTGGATGTTAGTGAACTTAGGGTCACTGGTAATATTTTTGACTCTGTTAATAATCAAGGATCCAATGGATTCTACCTCTCTCGTGATGTAAATGGTATTCGTTGGGTCAATGCTGCACCAGATGCTCAGACTGACGGATTCTTTGTTCAAAATGAAGGTGTATTAGTTGGTGTTGGTTCATTCACCACGATGAACCTGATTGGAACTGACACTGGTGGTGATGTAGTTCAAGCAACTGCTAATGGAACCACTGTTGATATTCGCATCAAAGATCACTGGAATAAAAATAATGCTGGATTACATACAACAGTTAATGTAGGTATTAACAAAGTATCACCAGAAGTTCCTCTGGATGTTGATGGGTTTGCATTATTCAGAGGTAATATTGGAATAGTTGGTGTAGCGACTTTTGGCAACACTGTAAGGATTGATGCCCCTTTAAGGGTTCATAACAATAATATCACTGGAACGGCAACAACGGCAATCTACGCACACAACGCTGGTGTTTCTACCGTAGCTTTTGCCGCATCATTTACATCAGTTACTGGTGTTGCCACTTTTGCGAGGAGAACAGGATTTGCGACTGTTGCTGCTGCAGCCACATTCGCACAAGTTGCAGGAATATCTACATTCTCAAGAGTTGCTTTTGCTGCAACATTCGCTCAGACTGCTGGTGTCGCTACAGTTGCAAATCAAACTGGATTCTCTACGATTGCTGGTATTGCTACCTTCGCTAACCAGTCAGGATTCTCTACAGTATCAGGAACTGCTACTTTTGCTCAAAGGGCAGGTATTGTTACTTTTGCTAGTCAGACAGGATTTGCTACTGTCGCTGGTATTGCTACCTTTGCTAATCAATCTGGATTCTCCACCGTTTCAGGTGCTGCTACATTTGCAAGAATTGCTGGTTTCTCCACCTTCGCCAAACAATCTGGTTTTGCTACGGTAGCAGGATTAGCAACAAATGCTACTAGAGCAGGTATTGCTACATTTATTGAAACTGTTGAAACTCTTACAGATCAAGAGTTTTTCATTCCTTTTGTTGCAAACTCTGCATCTACAGGTATTGAAACCGTAAGAGTTGATGCCGGATTCAGATATAATCCATCAAGAGATAATGTTATTGTTGGTGGTGGTCTTACAGTTGGTGGTGCCACAACAATTCACAATACATTAAGAGTTGATTTAGATGCCAATGTTGGTGGTGGATTAACAGTTGGTGGTGCTACTACAATCCACAATGCACTCAAAGTTGATGGAAACACTGTCCTTGATGGTTCATTAGAACTTAATAATGCTCTGATTGATATTAACGGTAGTGTCGCCACCGGTAAGACTGATTACAGATTATCTTCAGTTGGAACTGGTGTATCGTGGAGACCACCTGGTGTTGAAACAACAAATATCTTATATGTCACCAAAGATGGAAATGACTCAAACTCTGGACTACTTGAAGGTGATGCCAAAGCTACAATTGGTGGTGCTGCAGCAGTTGCTCTGGATGGAGACACCATATATGTAAGACCCGGAACATACTTTGAAAATAATCCTATCGGACTTAGAACTGATGTTTCTATCTCTGGTCAAGATCTCAGACTTGTAACCGTTGTTCCTAATAATCCAGCAGAGGACCTGTTCCATGTTAGACGCGGTTGTTTGATTGAGAATATGAACTTCGCTGGTAACAGTGTTGCCATTGGATACACTGGTGCGATGGTTGCTTTCCCACCACTGACTGCTAATCAGAATAGTGGGTATGTTGCCCCAGGACCTGCCAATGAAGGTCCAAGTGGTAGATGGAGATCTCCATACGTTCGTAACTGCACTAATTTTGCTACTGATAGCATCGGTATGAGAGTGGATGGTGATCTTGCTAATGCAGCATTTACTGGAACTAATAATCTGGGACAAGACCTTAAGAGTATGGTTGTTGACTCTTATACTCAATACAATCAGAATGGGATTGGTGTTTCAATAGTCAACAAAGGATATGCACAGTTGGTTTCTATCTTCACAATCAACTCCAAAATTGCTATATTTGCTGGTGGTGGTGGTCAGTGTGACCTTACAAACTCCAATTCTTCTTTTGGTGTTTTCGGTCTTTTCGCTGATGGCACGAGTGGCGACGAATTTACTGGTATTACCACTGGTGCTAAACTGGCAGACGTTGATACCTTCCAAGTATTTGGTGTTCGTGATGATAATGCTGATGTCAGAAAACCATTTGACGGTCAAGGTGCTTTCTTCAAGATAAACCTTGATGATTACTCTGATACTGGAACTAAGACGGGTATTGTTACTGAACCCCTCAGAGTAATAAGAAATATCAAAGTCACAAACGGTGGATCTGGATACAGTCAGTCGGCACCACCATCAGTTACTGTATCCTCACCATTTGGTCCTGAGGGAATTCTGGCAGAATTATCTGCTAATGTTAGTGCTGCTGGAACTGTAAGTTCTGTTGATGTTATTGCTAGTGGTAGAAACTTCTTACCTGCTGGTTCTGGTAATAATCAGCAGAACATTTCAATTACTTTCTCTGGTGGTGGCGGAGCAGCAGCAGAGGCAGTCACTGACCCAATTTTATTCACGGTTGATAAGTCAACCGAACCTACTACTAATACTGGATTATCAACTGTTACTTTTAATGAATTTGTCCCTTATGCTGTAGGAACTGGTGTAAGTATGAGTTTCCGCCGCCTCAGTCGCATTATCACCAGTTCGCACTCATTTGAATACGTCGGTGCGGGCACGGACATAAATAGAGCAAACCCCTTCCAGGGTGGAGAACCTATTCCTGAGAATGAAATTGTCGCTATCAATGGTGGACAAATTCCATTCACAAGCACAGACCAAAAAGGCAACTTTAAAATTGGTCAAGGACTGGTTATCAACCAAACAACATCAACTATTGCTGGAAGAGATTTCAATAGAGCGATACAAGCAAACCTTACACCATTGATACTTGCCCTGGGAGGATAATAAGATAAGATGGCAGTCGCACCAGTTAATAAGTTTATTACAATTGCTGTTCCAGTTGCACCAGGAGAGCAGAAACTTTATGAGGTTCCCACAGGGACCTCTGCGATTTTGCTGTATGCACAAGTTGCTAATGTTGGAGTAGGAACTTATCCAACAGCAACTTTAATTCATAGAAGAGAATCAAGAAGCACGGGTAATCAGAGAGATATTAGAGTAATTAAGGATATTGAAGTTCCACCTAATGACGCTGCCATTTTGATTGATGGTAGATTAGTCTTAGAGAAGACTGCTTCCACGTTTGATAGATTGTTTATGACTGCCACACAAACTGGTGTAGGCACAGTCTATGATGTAAAATATCACGAACCTGCTGGTGTGGCAACTGTCACAACTATGGATCCTCATGGATTTGAAGCAGGAGATCAAGTCACTCTCGCTGGACTTGCATTCACTTGTCTTGGAAGCACAGGTATTACGACAACGATATTCCCAGATCCTCAACAGTCCTATACTGTTGATAGTATCACTGATAATGTAGGAACCTCAAGAACATTTACTACATTTATTGGTGGTTCTCTTGGATACGTTCATATATTCAATCCTGCTATTCACTACTTTGTGCGTTCTAAGGCAGAGTCCATCACAGATAATAATGGTACAAAATATACGCCAACCACGGCAGAATACAGCGGAAAGACTGGTAATTTAGTTCTCACTATGCCTTCTCATGGACTTACAACCTCTAATACTGTAAGTATCGCCACTTCTTCTTTAGTATTCACTTGCACTCAAGATAATAATTCTACAGAGCACGCATACCCAAGACCTACAGATCCTGTTGCTGGTATTCAAACTGGCATCGGCGCTACGACTGTAAACACTATTACTGTTTATGTCGGCGTTTCAACTGCTGGTGGATTGGTCGCGCCACTACAGATGGAATTCCTCGCAAGTATTCTTGAAAACTCTACAACTTAATAAGAGATGGCAGACGCAAGAAAACCGACGCAGCGATATCTCAGTGGTAGAGTTAAGATTGTTAATAATGCCGGTCTGCATACTGACCGACATCTTTATGTGTCTCCAGGAGAGGTAGAACCAAATCTAGGATATCCTGGAGAAAAAAGTATACCCCTATCAAATCAATACTATCAATTAATTACCATTCCTAATGGTGATACTTACGATAGATATTGGCAACAACAACCTGGATTGCAACCAGGTGGTATTAGTGTTTTTGATGAAAGCACTCTAATTGGTGTTGCAAATAGTATATCAAAACTTAATTTTGTTGGTGCTGGTGTTACTGCCACCGCTAGTGGCACTATTTCTACAATTACAATTGATGCTGCTAGTGCTAGAGTAAAAGTATCTGAAAACCCACCAACAAGTCCATCACCTGTAAATGGTGATTTGTGGTGGGATAGTGATCTTGGTGAGCTTTATATTTACTATGTTGATGCTGATAGTGCTCAGTGGGTAGAAACTTCTGGTGGTAGTGAGACAGTAACCATATCTGATGACGCTCCTTCAAGTCCTAATGGTGGTGATTTATGGTGGGAAAGTGACACAGGTCGTCTCAAAATATATTACAACGATGGTGATAGCGCACAGTGGGTTGATGCCAATGCTGGTCTGTTAGATGACTTAAGCACTCCATGGAATAGAAATAGTGTTGGTATTCATACTTTATCTAATGTTGGTATTGGCACAACCAATCCACTTTCTGTAGTCAACTCTTCAAATACAACAGTTCTTTCTGCTGGTATTGTTACTGCCTACAAGTTCTACGGTGATGGATCTAATCTAACTGGTATTAGTGGATTAGGATCTCAAGGTGCTCAAGGTGTCCAGGGTGCTACTGGTGCTCAAGGTGCTCAAGGACATCAGGGTGTTCAAGGTGCCACAGGATCTACAGGTAATCAAGGTGTTCAAGGTGCCACAGGATCTGGTGCACAAGGTGCTCAAGGTGTCCAAGGTGCTCAAGGTGTCCAAGGTGCCACAGGATCTGGTGCCCAAGGTGTCCAAGGTGCTCAAGGACATCAAGGACATCAAGGAGTTCAAGGTGCTACAGGTTCTGGTGCACAAGGTGCTCAAGGTGTCCAAGGTGCTCAAGGACATCAAGGAGTTCAAGGTGCTACGGGATCTGGTGCCCAAGGTGCACAAGGTGCTCAAGGACATCAAGGAGTTCAAGGTGCTACGGGATCTGGTGCCCAAGGTGCACAAGGTGCTCAAGGTGCACAGGGTGTTCAGGGTGCCACAAATAATTTGTCAATATCTACCAGTCCACCAGGATCTCCTAGTGCTGGTGATATGTGGTGGGATAGTGATGATGGTATATTAGCAGTTTATTATGATGATGGTTCTGGATCACCCTCTGCTCAGTGGGTAGAAATTGCAGCAGGTCCTAATGGAAATCAGGGTGTTCAGGGATCTCAAGGTGCTCAGGGTGCTACAGGTGCTCAGGGTGCTACAGGTGTTCAAGGTGCTCAGGGACATCAGGGAGTACAAGGATCTACAGGATCTACCGGTCCTCAAGGCGTTCAAGGATCTACAGGATCTACTGGTCCTCAAGGCGTTCAAGGATCTACAGGATCTACTGGTCCTCAAGGCGTTCAGGGTGCTACAGGTTCAATACCATCAGGTGTTATAATGTTATGGTCTGGCGCTGCTAACGCTATTCCGAATGGATATGTTTTGTGTGACGGCAATAACAGCACTCCCGACTTAAGAGATAGATTTGTCGTTGGTGCTGGAAATAATTATGCTGTTGATGCTACCGGTGGTGCTGATTCTGTCACTCTTACATTAAATCAGATACCGTCTCACGATCATGGTTATAGCCGTGCAACACAAAGGAATGTTGCTGATGGTGGTGTAAATGGTGCTTATGTATCATCCTTGACTAGTGCTACTACAGGCACAGCAGGTGGTGGACAATCACATGAAAACAGACCACCATACTATGCACTCTGTTATATCATGAAGACCTAATAAATATTCAAAAAATAGATAATGGCTGCGTTTAATTTTCCAGCATCTCCTTCACTTAATGATACTCACACCGAAAATGGTGTTACTTTTAAGTGGAATGGAGTATTATGGAGAAGAGTAGGTGATCTCGGAGCACAGGGTGTCCAAGGTGCTACTGGTCCAACAGGTCCTCAAGGTGCTCAAGGTGCTCCTGGACCCACAGGTCCTCAAGGCGTTCAAGGTTCTCAAGGCGTACAGGGTACTCCAGGCGCTGGAGTTCCTGGGGTTCAAGGTTCTCAAGGTGTTCAGGGTGCTACGGGTGCTACTGGTCCTCAAGGTGTTCAGGGTGCTACGGGTGCCACTGGTCCAACGGGTCCTTCTGGTTCTGGTGGAGGTGGTAGTGGTTATTGGGTAGAAACGCACTACAAAAACAGTTCCAACCAATCTACAACGGGCATCCACACCATGGGCAAGGTTGGTATTGGACTTACAGATCCCCGAAATGACTTCCAAGTAGGGTTTCTCGCAAGCAATAGTTTCGTCGTTCAGACAAACGCTGGTGGTCCAGAACCACCATTTGTTGGAATTGGCACTACTCTTCCATATGCCCATCTTCAAAATACGCACGCTTTGGATGTGCGCGGAGCTGTAGCAATTGGAACCCTTGCCCCTACTAGTGGTGGTCCTGGAGATTCTCTCATCTGTGATGGTCCGTCTTTCTTCGGTGGACTCCTCAAGGGAGGTGCTCTGAGCATGACGGATAGTGTCACAACTGACAATTTGACTGCAACGGGAAGTGCTGAACTCCGCGATCTAACGGTTACCAATAGAGTTATAGGATTTACACACTTTGCTAATAATATAGGAATTGGCACTAACAACTTAAATATTCCAGTTGGTGCAGCAAATACACATGTTGTTGCCGCTGGTGTTGTAACTGCAAATTATTATTATGGTGATGGTTCTAACCTAACCGGTATTGCAACCAATACAGGACCCCAAGGTGCTCAGGGTGCTCAGGGTGTCCAGGGTGCTCAAGGTGATGCTGGTGCTCAGGGTGTCCAGGGTGCTCAAGGTGATGCTGGTGCTCAAGGTGATGCTGGTGCTAATGGTCTTGATGGTTCCAATGGTCTTGATGGTTCTAATGGTCTTGATGGTTCTAATGGTCTTGATGGTTCCGATGGTCCTCAAGGACATCAGGGTGATACAGGTGCTACAGGACCTCAAGGTGCACAAGGTGTTCAAGGTGCTCAGGGTGGATTATCAACATATGCAATCCCTCAGGGAGGAATTATCATTTGGTCTGGAGCATCTGATGCTATTCCATCAGGATGGGTTCTTTGTGACGGTCAGAATAGCACACCAGACTTGAGGGGTAGATTTGTCGTCGGATATCATGATGGTGATGGAGATTATGATGTAGGTGACACTGGTGGTGCAGAGACAGTAACTCTTACTGAAGCACAGATGCCCTCTCACAACCACACCACAACAGTTGACGGGACAAAATTATTCCCTGCTGCTGGTGGAACAACATTTAATTATGGTGGTGCTGGTTTATATCCAGGTACTGTGTTTAGTATGAGTGATGCTGGTAGTGATCAGGCACACGAAAATAGACCACCATATTATGCACTATGTTACATCATGAAGACCTAAATAATCAAAAAGCGTAGATAATGGCAGCTCTTAATTTTCCTGCAAGTCCTAGTAATGGTGACACTTATTCCGCTAATGGAATGTCGTTCACTTATAATGGGACTGCTTGGACTAGAGAAGGTGATCCTGGAGCACAAGGTGCACAGGGCGTACAAGGTGATACTGGTGCCACTGGTCCTACAGGTTCTACTGGACCCACTGGTCCAACAGGATCTCAAGGCGTTCAGGGTGCACAGGGTGTTCAGGGCGCTGGTGGATCTACAGGTGGTGCTGGTTCCCAAGGTGCTCAAGGCGTTCAGGGTGCTACTGGTTCTACCGGACCTCAAGGTGTTCAGGGTGCTACTGGTCCTGATGGTGGAAATGCAGGAACTCTCGATAACTTGGATAGTACTCAGTTCCTTCGTAGTGATGTCGCTGATGATAAAACCGATGGACGACTAAGGTTCTCCAACAATGTCAATGCAGAATTTGGTGACAATAGTGGATTGACCATTTATGCCAATGCCAGTAATTCCTATATCACAAACTCCAATGGCACTCTGTATATCGGCAACTCGGACGACGACGAAGACATCATTCTTCAAACTGACAATGGATCTGGCGGCATTAGTAATTACCTCAAGTGCGATGGTAGTGCAGGAGCTGTTAGGCTTTACAACTATGGATCCGAAAAACTCACTACATTTTCTAGCGGCGTAGACATCAGTGGTGAGTTGCAATGTGATAGCTTGGATGTTGATGGCAGTTCTGCTTTTAGCGGTAATCTGAATTTAGACGATAGTGTCAGATTGCGTTGCGGTACTCATGCTGATTTAGATATTTACCACGACGGCAGCAATTCATATATTGATCACGATGGTGCTGGTGACTTTATTATTAGAACTGAAAGTAGTGGTGAAAACCTATACATAAAAGCAGCAGCAAACCTAATTCTTAGGACTGCTGGCGATGAAAATGCAGTTTATTGCTCTGCCGACGGTAGTGTGCAGTTGATGTATGATAACAGTTCTAAACTGGTCACTAAATCTGATGGTGTTGAAATAACTGGACGTTGCTATCCTGATGCTGATGCGACTTACGATTTAGGTGCGTCTGGTAAACGATGGAATAATATCTATACCAATGACCTTCAACTTTCTAACGAAGGTGGTGCTAATGAGGTAGATGGAACTTGGGGTGTCTGGACTATTCAAGAGGGTGAGGATGATTTGTTCCTCCTAAATAGGAGAAACGGTAAAAAATATAAGTTCAACCTGACGGAGGTTAACTAATTATGCCAATAGTATTTCCAAACGAAACGCAAGACGAAGCTGCAAGGATTTTGCAGGTCAAACAAGTTATTGCTGATGGCGAGTTCAGCACTACATCAACCAGTTTTGTAAATACCAGCTTATTTACTTTATCGTTTGACAATACTCTTAAATCAGGCAGCAAAGTTCTCGCAAGTATAGAACTTTCTTATGGAGAATCCTATTCAACTTATTGGGCGCAACCTCATTATTTTACCCTTTATCAAGGCACATCCACCACACTTGGAAGCAACATTGCTAGTTCAACTAGGGGAATGGTCGGCGGCAATGCTATTGCTAACGCTTACGACAGTGCTAATCAGTACGACATAGACAGGATTAGTGCATCTAACTTGCATACTCCAACCAATACAGATCCTCATTATCGTTTATATGTGCGAACAATTAGTAATACTAGAACTTTATATGTGGGCAGTGCTGCTAACTCTAACTCCAACTACGACGTTGGAAGGACCATCTGCACCATTATGGAGGTTTGCGACTAATGAATTTTAAGGCATTTGCATTATCTAATTTGTCCCCTGGTTCTGAATGGTCAGTTATGCCAGACGGCACTGTCGAGTGGCACAACGTTGTTGGCACAAAACCAACGGACGATGAAATTCAAACAGAAGTAGATCGTCTGATTGCCGACGCTCCTTGGGCAGATCTACGCGCCCTACGCACTCGCAGGCTTGCTGAAACTGACTGGACACAAGGTGCTGATGTTCCTGTTGGAATAAAAACAACATATCAATCATATCGTCAGGCACTCCGCGACTTACCTGCCAATACTAGTGATCCTGCTAACCCAGTCTGGCCAACGAAACCTTCATAAATACTCAAAAAGATAGATAATGGCGCTAAATTTTCCCAATAGTCCCAGTCTTAACGATATCCATAATGAAAATGGAACTAGATGGCAGTGGGATGGATCTTCTTGGGTCCGTGTAGTTAGCGCCGGAAATCAGGGTTTCCAAGGTGCCACTGGAGCACAAGGCGTTCAGGGTGCTCAAGGTGTTCAAGGTGCCACTGGTGCAGGATCTCCTGGTGGAACAGGTCCTCAGGGTGCTACAGGTTCTACTGGACCAACCGGTCCTCAAGGTTCACAGGGGGTTCAAGGTGCTCAAGGGGTTCAAGGTGCCACTGGTGCTCAGGGTGCCACTGGAGCGACTGGTCCTACCGGACCTCAGGGTAATCAGGGTGTTCAAGGTGCCACTGGATCAGCTTCAAATGTAGCTGGACCTCAAGGTGCTCAAGGTGTTCAAGGTGCTCAAGGTGCCTCTGGTGCAACTGTAGGAGGATCTGCTAATCAAGTCGTATTTAAGAACTCATCTAATGTAACTTCTGGTTCTGCAAATCTAACTTTTGATGGCACCAACTTAACTGTTGGTGGTAATGTTTCTATTGGTGGAACTCTTACTTATGAAGACGTAACCAATGTTGACTCTCTTGGTATTGCGACTGCTAGGATAGGACTTAAAGTTCTTGCTGGTGGTATTAACGCTGTTGGTGTAGTCACTGCAACAGGTGGTTTCAATCTTGGAATTAGTTCTGCTGGAACTAGTGTTGTCAGTGGTCCAGTAAAGACTTTAAATTTTGTAGGATCTGGTAATACGTTTGCCTATAATGCTTCTACTGATACTGTTGATGTCAGTATTGCTGGTGGTGGCGGAGCATCAGTAACTGTTTCTGATGGTGCTCCTTCAAGTCCTTCTGATGGAGACCTTTGGTTTGAAAGTGATACAGCAGACCTGAAAGTTTATTATAATGATGGAAGTAGTGCTCAGTGGGTTTCTGCTAGTGGTGGTGATAGTGCAGTAATTACGTCTACGAGTGAACCATCTAACGCACAAGACGGTGACTTGTGGTATGACTCTGAGAATGGAAGCCTGTTTGTTTACTATGATGATGGAGATGGTGCGGCACAATGGGTAGCTGCTAACAATGCAGGACCACAAGGTACTCAAGGTGTTCAAGGTGCTACAGGTTCTACCGGTCCCACCGGACCTCAAGGAGTTCAGGGTGCCCAGGGTGTCCAGGGTGCTGGTGGATCTACAGGTCCTACTGGACCTCAAGGAGTTCAGGGTGCATCAGGACCAAATACAATTGATGATTTCATAGTTCACAACGGAGATACAGATACTAAATTTGGATTTACTGCTGCTGATACATTTACAGTAGAAACTGCTGGTAGTGAGAGATTTCGTATATCTTCTAATGGTCGGGTGGGTATTAACAGTATTAGTCCTGCAACAGCCCTGGATATTCAATCCACTAAAAGTAGTGATGGTTTAACAGTTACCAAAGCAGGAACACGATCTGCTTTCTTAGGACATAATGGTAGTGGAAATGAAGGTCTTCTCACTCTAAAAGAAGGTGGCACTACCAATATTCAACTTTATGCAGAAACTAATCAAGATTCGTATATTAATTCTGGTGATTTCGGTATCGGGACTAATAGTCCATCAACTAAATTAGACGTTCGACCTACTGCAGAGGACCCAACAACTGGATCTCCTTCTGCAGGAGCTTTCTCACAGATAAGAGCAGATGATGCAACGGTTGGAAATGGACCAAGTTTGGCCCTGATGAACCTTAGTGGTAGTAAGGAAACTGGTTGGAGACTTTCTGCGCTCACAGCAAGCGGTAATAATGGAGATTTTACTATTCATGGATATGGAGGTGGTGCCACTTATTCGGAAAGACTTCGTATAACTGCTGCTGGACAAACAACTTTTGATAAAGGTGCTCCTAATAGTGCAAACCAAGTAATCGCTAGATTCCAAGCAGAGTCATCTAGACGATTGGATATTGTTTGGCATGACTCTGGATCATTACTGGGATTCGATTTACCAGGCAGTCATTCTTATATCTTCAAATGTGCTGGATCAGAAAAACTTCGTTTAACTTCTGCCGGTCTCATGGGACTGGGAACCTCAAGCCCTGGTTCATACATCGGTGGTGGTGAGAATTTAGTTATTGCAGGATCAGGTGATGCTGGAATGACTATTGCAACGGGAACGTCAAACACCGGAACAATAAACTTTGCAGATGGCACGTCTGGAGATGCACGCTATAGAGGAAGGTTTGAATACAGTCATTCGCTAGATGCGCTTGATATTATCACGGCTGCCACGACGCGGATGCGTATTGCTAGCAACGGTGAGCAACGGTATTTTGGAACAAATGCGACAAGTATCAACATAGCAAATACCGCAAGTGCTGGTAATCAATATGAGTTTTTGTATTGTCAACATTCTTCAACAGGTCTTGCTAATGGCACAAATTCTTTCAGAGTAGCTACTGATGGCGACGTATTCAATACCAATAACTCTTATGGATCTCTCTCAGACCAAAGACTAAAAGAAAACATTGTTGACGCCACTTCACAGTGGGACGACATCAAAGGGTTGCAGGTTCGTAAGTATAACTTTAGAGAGGCCACTGGACACGAAACACATACGCAGCTTGGTTTGATCGCGCAGGAAGTCGAAAGCGTATCTCCTGGGCTAGTTGAAACGTCTGCTGTTAGAGAAGGTGAAACGGTCCTAGACGCAGATGGAAACCAACTGGAGTCCATCAAATCAATCAATTATTCTGTCCTCTACATGAAAGCCGTTAAGGCTTTGCAGGAAGCACAGACTAGAATTGAAACGCTTGAAACACAGAACGCCGATTTGTTGGCGCGTGTGACCGCTCTTGAAGGTTCATAAATAGTCAAAAAATGTAGATAATGGCAATTAATTTCCCAGATAGTCCATCTACTAACGACACTTACGTTGCTGCCGGATCAAGGTGGTTGTGGAACGGAACTGCTTGGGTAAGACAAGGCACACCAGGAACTCAAGGCGTCCAGGGTGCCTCAGGACCTACAGGTCCTACTGGACCTCAAGGTAATCAGGGTGCCACTGGTGTAACAGGTCCTACTGGACCTCAAGGTAATCAAGGTGTTCAGGGCGCTGGTGGATCTACAGGTGGTACTGGTCCTACGGGTCCTCAAGGAAATCAAGGCGTTCAAGGTGCTTCTGGTATTGACGCTTATGGTATTACATACAACTTTGATAGTTCCACAACTGCAGCTAATCCAGGAACTGGAGATTTCAGATTTAGTATTGACTGGACAACAGGATCGTCAGGAAGTTCTTACAGTGCTTATGTAAGTGAAACTGATAATTCTTCCACTGGAATCGGACCACTTCTTGACACTTTAACCGATTCTTCAAATACTAATAAAGCACTAGTTGTTCTTTATAAAAAAAGTACTCCAACAGTAAATGCTAAGTTTTATGTAACTGGGCAGACTGATAATGGTTCTTGGAGAACTTTAGATATTGATTACGTTGATAGAGATAACTGGGCAAGTATCAGTAATGGTGATGAAGTCTTTATGACTGTCTCCATTATTGGTGATGCTGGTTCTACCGGTCCTCAAGGTAATCAAGGTGTCCAAGGTGCTACAGGTTCTACAGGTCCCACTGGACCTACTGGACCTCAAGGTAATCAAGGTGTCCAAGGTGCTGATGGTGCTTTAGGTCCTGATGGTCCTCAAGGATTCCAAGGTGATACTGGTGCTGATGGTCTTGACGGTCCCCAAGGATTCCAAGGTGATACTGGTGCTGATGGTCTTGATGGTTCTACCGGTCCAACAGGACCTACAGGACCTACAGGACCAACAGGTCCTCAAGGAGTGCAAGGCTCTACGGGTTCCGGTGGTCCAACAGGACCAACAGGACCAACAGGACCAACAGGACCAACAGGTCCTCAAGGAGTGCAAGGCTCTACGGGTTCCGGTGGTCCAACAGGACCAACAGGACCAACAGGTTCTACAGGACCAACAGGTCCTCAAGGTTCAAGTGGTCCAACCGATCAGATTGCAAAAGCATGGGTGAACTTTCAAGGCACTGGCACTGTCAGCATTAGAGATGACTATAACGTCAGCTCAATTGGTGATAATGGCACTGGATATTACACAGTTAATTTCTCAAGTGGTATGGGAAATACTAATTATTGTGTTGTGATAGGTGGTTACAACGCACATGATGGTCAAGGTGGTTGGAATACGGTGAGTCCTCAAGGTAGTGGAAGTTATCCCAGCGGAGTATCTTCAGGAAATTTCAAAATGGGATGTTATCGGAGTAACGATGGTGCTACCCTGGATCAAAAAGCTGTATATGTTGCTGTGTTCTCTTGATTAATCAAACCCTAATAAATATTCAAAAAGTGTAGATAATGGCGGCGCTAAATTTTCCAAACAGTCCATCACTAAATGATTTTTACGTAGCTAACGGTCGCAGATGGCAATGGAATGGGTCTGCTTGGCAAAGAATACCTGATCCTGGTGCTCAAGGGGTACAAGGTGCACAAGGTGTTCAAGGTGCCACAGGAACTGGCGCTCAAGGAAATCAGGGAGTACAAGGTGCTCAGGGTGTGCAAGGTGCACAAGGTGTCCAGGGTGCTACTGGAGCAGCTTCAAATGTAGCAGGTCCTCAAGGTGTTCAAGGAGCTACAGGCACTACTGGTCCCACTGGTCCCACTGGTCCAACGGGACCACAAGGTGTTCAAGGTTCTACTGGAAATTCCGGAGCACAAGGTGTTCAAGGTGCCGCTGGACCATCAGGACCCACAGGTCCTCAAGGTGCCCAAGGTGCTCAAGGACATCAAGGTGTTCAGGGTGCTTCAGGTTCTGGTGGTGCTACAGGTTCCACAGGTCCTCAAGGTGTTCAGGGTGCCCAAGGTGTTCAGGGTGCTTCAGGTTCTAGTGGACCATCGGGACCCACGGGTCCTCAAGGTAGTGACGGTGCTAATGGATCTGCAGGTCCTACAGGACCTCAAGGTGTTCAAGGTGCTCAAGGAACTTCTTTCAGCAGATCTGAATCCAATTTTACTGCCACTGCAAACCAAACCACATTTACAGTATCTGGTGGATATACAAATGGTGATGATGTAGATGTATTTGTAAACGGTGTTCGTTTAACACCAGCAGAATACACTGCATCTAATGGAAGCACAGTTGTATTAGACACTGGTGCTAGTGTAGGGGATATTGTAGACATTCTTTACTTTGAATCTGCAGGACCACAAGGTGCTCAAGGTGCAACAGGTGGCACAGGACCACAAGGTGTTCAAGGTGCGGCTGGTGCTACAGGATCTACAGGTAATCAAGGTGTTCAGGGTGCACAAGGCGTTCAAGGTGCCACTGGTTCTACAGGACCTCAAGGAAATCAAGGTGTTCAGGGTGCTACTGGTGCTGGTGGACCTGGCGGTTCAACCGGTCCTCAAGGTGCTCAAGGAGCTACGGGTGCCACAGGACCTACAGGTCCTCAAGGAAATCAAGGTGTCCAAGGTGCTGAAGGAAACTTTGGTGGAGCTACGTTTTACTATACTTTTGAATCTAATACTACAAATGCAAATCCTGGTGCGGGAGATATTAGATTAGATAACTCTACTCAGAATGCAGCGACAGGTATCTACATTTGCGATACTGATGAAAACGGTAATGACATTTCATCCTATCTGCAGACTATTGATGACTCCACGAGCACTATCAAGGGTCATGTCAAGATTTCAAATAAAACAGACGCAAGTCAATTCATTTTATTCACAATTTCCAGTCTGACTGATAACACTGGTTATTTTGATATTACAGTAAGTCCTGTTGATTCGTCGGCAACTAGTCCTTTCAGTGCTAACGAAGACATTATAATTACTTTCGCCAGAACTGGAGACAAAGGCGATACTGGTTCTACTGGACCTCAAGGTGCTCAGGGTCGTCAGGGTTCCCAGGGTGTCCAAGGTGCTGATGGATCTACAGGTCCAACTGGACCTCAAGGTAATCAAGGTAATCAAGGTGTCCAAGGTGCTACTGGTGCTGGTGGACCTGGCGGTTCAACAGGACCCACAGGACCTCAAGGTGCTCAAGGCGTTCAAGGTGCTACCGGATCTACTGGAAGTACGGGACCCACGGGTCCTCAAGGTGATGATGGTGCTACCGGTCCAACAGGGCCACAAGGTGTTCAGGGTGCCTCAGGTAATACTGGTCCTACAGGTGGTACAGGACCACAAGGTGCTCAGGGTCGTCAGGGTGCTCAAGGCGATACTGGTGCTACCGGTCCAACAGGACCTACTGGATCACAAGGTGTTCAGGGTGCTACTGGTGCTGGTGGACCTGGAGGTTCAACAGGACCCACAGGACCTCAAGGTGCTCAGGGTGTACAAGGTGCTCAAGGTGATGACGGTCTTACTGGTCCTACGGGTAACACAGGACCAACAGGTCCTCAAGGTGATGATGGTCTCACAGGTCCCACAGGTCCTCAAGGTGCTGATGGTCTCACAGGTCCTACAGGTCCTCAAGGTGTTCAAGGTGCTGATGGTCTCACAGGTCCTACAGGTCCTCAGGGTGATGCTGGAGCAAATGGTCTTGATGGTTCTACAGGATCTACAGGACCCACAGGTCCTCAAGGTGACACAGGCGCTGCTGGACCACAAGGCGTTCAAGGTGCTCAGGGTTTAGATGGTGGTAGTGTAACAATCTCTACTTCTGCTCCTGGAAGTGCATCTAGTGGTGATCTTTGGTGGAATAGTGAGAATGGTAAGTTATATGTTTACTATGCTGATGGCAATACAAATCAGTGGGTTGTTTCAAATAACCAAGGTCCAATAGGTCCTACAGGTCCTCAGGGTGCCTCTGGTGCTACAAACCCACCAAGTGGAACTAACATTCAGTTGACAGATGGTTTCTATACTAATGATCAGGCGCTAAACTCAAATAAAACTTTATCTGGTTCACTCAACGGAGGAGTATTTGGACCTTATGAGATTGCGTCAGGGGTAACACTTACTATTTCTAGTGGTGCAACATTTACTGTTCTGTGACATATAAATAATCTCAAGTCGTTCAAATCAAAAAAACATTATGGCTGGTGTAGACGGAGTTTACAACAAGAGGATAATTTATGATAATGGTGAGGGTGGAGTATCTATCATTGTACCTTCAACACATTGTCCCTCACTTGATAGATTAGCTCAGGATGTCCCTGCAGGTAGAGCATATCAAATTATTGATGTGAGTGAAGTTCCTAGTGATAGAACTTTTAGAAACGCTTGGATTTACGAGGAGGATTGATCATGGCACATATTGGAATTAATACGGCAAAAGCAAGAGAAATTCATAAAGAGCACATTCGTGAAAAGAGAAATCCTCTTTTAGCAGCACAAGACGTTGCTTTTCAAAGAGCTCAAGAAGAAGGAGCAAGCACTGTAGGTATTGTTTCTACCAAGCAAGCACTTCGTGATGCTACTGATCTTGCTAATATCACTATTGACACTGTAGGTGTTACTAGTGTTACCAATCAACTTAAAGCATCTTGGGACACGAGTCTTCTGGGAGATAATCCTTGGTAATTTATGAGTACTTTAAAGGCAGCGAATATACAAAGTACCACTACAGGTGCTCCGACGTTTAAAACTAGTGCTGGCACGGAGATTGGTCAACTTGCAAAAGCGTGGGTCAATTTTAACGGTCGCAATACACCTTCAATCCGAGATGATTTTAATGTCAATTCATTGACTGATCTTGGAACAGGCAAATATAAAATCACCTTCTCTAATGCGATGACAAGCGCAAATTACGCTATCGCTGGAAGTTCTGCTGAGCTTGGCAGCACGGGCAACAATGACGCGTTTTTTGGAGCGGGTCGTGCCAACAACTACAGCGATCTACACACAACAACTTTTTGCACAGTTACTGTTTGTGGAGCAGGTGGAAGCGATAGTGATCGAGACATGATTAACGCAATCATTTTCGGAGCTTGATTCATGAGCACCATAAAAGTAAACAATTTACAAAATGCTTCTGGAGGTTCAAATTCAACGCCAGAACAAATTCAGCAAGGAAGAGCAAAGGCGTGGGCCGACTTTGACGGTTCAGTCTCTGACCCCAATAGCACATTGAATGGACACAACGTTAATTCTATTACTGACAACGGCTCAGGCGATTACACTATAAGCTTTACAAATAGTCTGGCCAATGCAAATTATGCTGTGTTGGGGTTTGGTCATGACGATAGTTCAGGCAATAACGGTTACGTCTATGCCCTAAAAAGCAACAGTAATGCTTGGAGGAGCGGAACGTATTACACCACAAGCTCAGCACGAGTAACGTTTGGATACGCTGGTGGTTCTGGTCTGGTTGATATGAAACGAGTTCAAGTTGTCGTTTTCGGAGATTAAACCATGAGTCAAATTAAGGTAGATAGTATTGTTCCAAGAGGTGGACTTTCTGGTGGTGCCAGTGGTGGAATTATACAAACAGTTCACAATTTTAGTAACACAATTATAGAGACGAGTGATGATGCTGATGTCATTTCAGCAACTATTACCCCATCGAGTTCATCAAGTAAAATTTTATTCATGTATAATGGTAACGTAGCTCAGGAAAGCACTGAAGGACGAGAATGGGCATTCATAGCGTATAGAGGTTCAACTCAAATTCGCATTGGAAGCGACAAAGGAACTAGCAACAGCAGAGCAACATTCCAAGCTTTTGGTACTGACAACCGCGCTGCTGCGAGCAACCATAATGGATCATATACTCTAACTGGCATTTTAGTTGATGAACCTAACACTACTTCAGCAGTAACTTATAAACTTGCTATAGAACAATTTTATACGAGTGGAACTACTGCACCAGTTAAGGTTGGGGAATCTGGATGGGATGGATCTAATATTGAACAGGTAACTAATGGTTACTCTTTAACACTAATGGAGATTTCAGGATGATTGGAAAAGCACTTCAAAACTTAAGACCAGGATCAAAATGGACTGTTCGTGGTGATTCTTATAGTGGGATAGATTGGAAAGACACAGAACAAACAAAACCAACAGAAGAAGAAGTAAATTCGGAAGTAGCAAGACTTCAATCAGAAGAACCTATGAAAAGGTTGAGACTTTATAGAAATAGTCTTTTGGCAGAAACAGATTGGTGGGTTCTTCCTGATAGAACTGCATCTGAAGCACAGTTAGCATATCGTCAGGCACTTAGAGACCTTCCAAGCACTGCCACACCTGTGTTAGATAACACCTCAAAACCAGGTATTTCGGGAGTTACTTGGCCAACAAAACCTTCATAAATACTCAAAAAGTGTAGATAATGGCAGCTCTAGATTTTCCAGGTAGTCCCAGTAATGGTGATACTTATACCGCTAACAATTTAACTTATGTCTATGATGCTACTGATGATGTCTGGAATGTTCAGACTTCCACAGTATCTTTTGTAAGGGAAGCATCTGGTGGATTATCTACAACCACTAATGTTGGTATTAACACCGATGTTATTGACAAAGG